TGAAATACCTGAAACTTTACACCATCCATTGTTATTACTTTAGCACTAACTGTAGGAACAGTAAGTCCTACTAGCGCAATTGCACCAAGTGCAATTAATATCGCCTTCTTCATAATTCATCTCTTTTGAAGGGTTTAATAGACCATAATGAATCATCACCTTGTGTGATGGTTTTCTCATTATTTCCTACTATTATATCAAATATTCTCGAAAAAGTCAAGTTTTTTGGGGCTTTTTTCCCTTTGGTTTCTTAGCCTCCGGTGCTGGTAACTTTATCTCTGGAAGAGCTTGCCTCACTAGATCATAAGTAATGTTACTATAAAGTTCAGTGAATTTTTTATCCTTCATAGCAATCACCACTTGTGCTTCGTCAGGATGTATTGTTTCGAGTAATTCAATAAAAATTTGCTCTCTCTTCATTCCGTCTATGTTTGCTCCACCTCCTTCACAAAACAAATAAAACTTGCGAACTTCAGGATACAAAGTCATTGGAAACCCCTCCGGAGTTCCTCTAAAAACATAAGGTGGGGTGCCCGGTGGTAGTAAAAACTTGATATTAGGATGAAATGCGTGAATTAATATTTGTTTAACTTGATCATTTGCGGGTGGCCCGTTGACCATATGTCTCAATATATTAATCCTATTCTTTTTTGGAGAGTTTTGTATCGCTTGAAAAATATAAGGTATACTATCTGCCATAATTAAAAGTCCTCTATAACATCCATTAAATTTTTAAGTCTAAATTTAATGAAATAATTTAATAATTTCTTTCTATCGTTACATTGATCAGTTGTTTTCCATTCATGAATAATATTGGTTTGTATGTTCTCTGGAATTTGACTCAAATCTATGAGAGTCTTATTTCGAGAATATCCAATACTTTCTTTTTCTGTAAGATCTCCCCCTTTTATTATAGAAAGTCTCTTCTTAGTTAATGGTGTTTGTCTCTGACCTTGAACAAAACAATCGTCCGACGATAGAACATTAGGAATTCCGTCACTTCTATCACCACTAATAATATGTTCTTCTAAAAAATCTACAGGATCTTCATGTATAAGATGCTTTTTAGTTAGTGGTGAAAATTGCGTTACATTACCAAAATGTTGCAATTGAATAAAATCTTTATCACTTGATATAATTAATATTTTTTGTTTTTCTTCAAATAAATTACCATTTCCAGTTGGAATGGTTTCTTCAGTTTGAAAATATTTACAAAGAGCGGCGATGACATCATCAGCCTCACAGTGTTCTACATGCATTACTGTGTAAGGTAATGATTCCTTTATCTCATCTCGAACCTTATTTAGACTTTTAAATAATTCATCCCAAGTATATGTAATTTTACCAGAAATATAATCTTTTTCATCTTTCGCCCTCTTATGTTTCCTTGTCGCCTTATAAGCTGGAAAAAATTGTTTTCTCCAAGTATTATAATGATCACAACATACAACTATTTCACCATAGTCTTTACTATATTTTTTATTATAAAATCGTATGGTATTCAACGCCACGTGGCGTACCATATCCTCATCAGGTGGCTCATATTTGGCTACTTGCATAAAAGAGCCAATGAACACCTGACTAAAATCTACTAGTATCATTTTCCTACAAATTGTTTATCAGTTATCGCAACAAGTTCACTCATCACTGTCATATTATTAGACCACTTCTTTTTAATATCTGGATACCATACTCCTTCTGATCTTTTTGGTGTACCATCAGGATAATATGCCATTGCGACACATTTCCAATTTATTTTTTGATTTTCCTCTTTGCCCATATAATTTGAAATCCAATCACCTGTTCTCAAATAATGTTCCATGAAACGGACATATCCTAATTTATTATCTGCTGCTGCTTGTGCCCTCTCTTTTGCTTTTGAAGATGAACCTCTCGCAGACCTAGCAAATGCAGAAGCCTCTTCTTTAGCATGTTTAATCCATTCTTTCACATTTTTAAGAGAAAGTGGATCATCATCTGGTTTCGCCAATACTGATGGATAAATGTTTTTATATTTGGCTGGTTTTCTTTTGGCTCTCAATTTTGCCATTCTTTCTGCTGCCTGTTTGGGGGTTTCTTTTGCTTTTTTTGCCATTTGGTTTCTCAATTTATTGTTAAGAGGAAGGACAGAGGTTATGCCTAGAAGGTTCAGGGAATCTTCTTCTAGTATGTTGTCTAACTTGCCCTTCCAGTTGGTGGTTGTATCATCGCAGACAGACCTTCTAATAATTGTTGCCACAATTGAAGTCTTATTTGCCAATTATAAAAAGTGTCTGCATAGACTTTTTGTAATCCTATCATATTTTGACAATCTATATTTTCATAGGTCATCAATACATTTTTCAAAAGATGTGAAAAAAGATAACGATGCCTACTTTTATCATGTTCCATATTATATGTCCAAGCAAATTGTCCAGTTGTTTCCGGTAATGCTCCAAATTGCGGACAGACGATTAAATTTTTAGCACTCATCGCCTCCATTGCGACTATGCATGACGTTTCCAAATATGTATTAGGATATGCTAATACATGAGAATCGACCATAGCTTTCCTAACTTCCTCATTAGGTCGATTACCATAATAATTTATCCTATCATTCTTCTCACATCTGTCAAATAATTTTTGATATTGGATATCATTTGCTGGTCTATTATATAATTTAAAAGACGAAAATACATCCAATTCCCAATCAAAATCATTCAAATCATTTTCAACAACATCTAATAATATATCCAATCCTCGATGTGGCGTTGAAGCATAAATTAATTTTATTGGTTGTCCTAAAGATTTTTCTTCTATATGAATTGGATCTATAGCATTTTGCACGACCATTGAAATTTCATAAGGTACACCATACATAATATGAAACATCTGTTGTTGCCAATAAGATACAAATACAATCTTAACAAATTGTTTGCAGTAATTGGGGTCTTTAAATTGTGATTGTATCCCCTGATCAAATGGGGTTTCATGCATCCATAAAATGGTTGGTCTTTTGGGATCAATTGGTTTTTTAGGATAAGATAAAACCCAATCAAATTGATCACACAAGTCTGGTAATTCACTAAAGAGTCTTCTTGCTTGAATTTCAGTTCCACCGTTAGCTTTTGGATCTATTAATTCAACGGGGTCATCATCAGATTTTCCACCATCAATTACTGTTAATTTCGGTCTCATATGTTTTGGGAATTTTCTACTTGGGCAGACCAATGTTTTGTTTCACCTTCAAGAACATCAGTTTCACTTGATCTTATATTGTTAGTAGTGATAGGATCTTCAGTACTACCAACATTTTTTATGAGTTGAACTCGATTAAAATAGGTTTGGTCTTGACCATCTAAACTATTCTTTCCATGATTACATGTGGCATGAATAATTATACAGTCACCCACTCTAGCTTCTGGAATTTCACCTTTAGTTGTATATTTAAAAAATATACCACGTCTTTCAGATCTATCTTCAATGACATGAACTTTTCCATATTTTGGTGAGTTTGTTATTTTGGAAACCTTGACAAAAAAATTCTTTCTTTCTTTATCTTTTCCCATGAACGGATCACTGGGCTCAACTTTCACTTCTTCCATATTTCTATCACGCCAAGACATTATTAATTTAGTAAGGTTCCCTCTGGTGCTTCTTCTGGAGTTAATTTAATCTTTTCATCAGACTTCATTAAATCACTTAAATCAAATGGTTGTGGGTCACCATTTTCATCTAAAGTAAATGTTGTTATTTTTCCTGTAACATTTCCTTCATCAGTATAACCTATTTTAAACTTAACTACCACATTATCTGTAGATTTTAAAAATAAGTCGGCGTTAGTCCAAGTCATTTCTCCTTCAGCAAAGTTTCCAGTAGAAGAAATCATCTCAGTAAGGGTACTCTCTAAACACTCTAATATTCTATCTTTTTCTACGTCTTTCTTATTCATTATATCATCCTATTTTGTAATTGTCAAGTTATTATACCCATATTTACAAATATAGTATGAGTCTACAATGTCACTTGTAGGATTCTTTATTGTATCAGACTTTGGAGATATTGTCAAGTTTATTTTAGTTTTGGTTTCTTCACAAAAATTTTCGTACATCAGATCCTTATTAGCGGTTCCCTTGCCTGTCGCAAATTTTTTAATTACTGTTGGTGGTACTATTATATATTTAACACCATGTTTTTTCAATTTATATTTCAAAATAGCCATGTTTTCAGCAATATGAAAGACTCTACCAGTTGCCGCATACGCATAATCTTCCAATACAACAAGATCTGGTTTATCATAGGGTATATTTACAGTCTTATTAAAATTTGCATATAATAGATTGTGTATTACCCAATCTGCTAAAAATTCATACCGTTCTAAGGCATCAGTCCAAGATTCATATAATGTAACTTTTACATTTTGAATGGCGGACCACCTCCCCATTTGGCTAGTATTATTAGCAATACAATAATGCTCAACGTTATTATAATTCCATCTGTTGCCATGATATATCGTAACTGCGGGACTAGTTAATGAGTAATCAATCCCCGCTATCTTGTGAGTTTTCATAATAATCTTGAATACTGTTTAGAGCATCTAATGAAAATTGAAGTCCTCGTATATAATATTTAAGTTGTTGTGGTAGAATAATTTCCTCCACATCAGTAGACTTCTTTTTTCTTACTTCTGTAATAAAACGTTTTGTTTTATCTATTTCATTTATTAATATACTCTGAAATGCTTCAAATGTCTTTGTCATTGTTATTTATAATTGTAAGGAGGGTTCAAATTACTGGCATTTGAAACAGTGCTTTTATCCACTTAGGGGGTCTAACCCTAGCAAATACTACCCATCCCAGAGCACAACTCTTCTGCCATCTCTCTATATCCATCTCTTCCCTATAGGTATTCATACTCATTCCGGTAGTTAACACATCATCTACTATACATATAGGGTCTTCTTCCTTACCTGTTCCATGTCGATTCAGTAATTTTCCTAATACATTACCGCCTCTAGGAATTCCAATTGCTTCTCGAAATGGTGGTGAAATCTCCATAATCATTTGTGTTATACATTCCCACTCTCTATGTGAAAGTGCATCCATTTCGATTTTCCATTTCAAATCTAATCCGGCGTGAGATGTAAACTCTATTTTTTGAAATATATCTATTTCTATCCTTTGCTATATTTTTGTTGTTCTGGTAAATATTGTTCTCCATCTTCTCTCACTTGCTCATCTTCTATATATTCATTATCCTCATAAGATTGTGCTAATCTCCACTTCAAATATTCATACGCAGAAATTGGTGGATATTTTGCCGGTGTACCCATAAGATTTTCAATCATAACATCTCGACCAGGATCTACGAAATAGGGCATTGAGTATCGTGGTCTATCCATTGCCACATTTACTACTCTATGTGGAGTAGATTTAAATAAATCATTTGTCCATCTTTGTAACACATCTCCAATATTAAGTATAACACTATTCTCAACTATAGGTGCGTCTATCCATTCATCTTGTTCTTTGTTATATATCTGTAAGCCTGGACAATCATCAAATCTCCAAAGCAATGTTTGACTTCCATAATCAGTATGTTCATTTGCTCTTAATTGACCTTCTTTGATTTCACCATCCCATACAGGATATTTTATCATTCTCATAGTAGCAGAATCATCTAAATGTTTCTCTACTAATGTTCCAGTAGGAATTCTCAAAACTTTTTCAAATCTGTAGAGAAATTGATAGGACAACATTCTTGAAATGCGTTCTATCTTTTGTGCGAGAGGTTTGAATTCTGGTATTTCAGTAGGCCAGTATTGTTCCAGCATCCTCGCTGGTGGAACCCAATTATAAGATTCTTTTAAATCGCCGGGTTTGGATGGAGTTAGACGCTCTTCCTCTATCCAGTTATAACCAATATTTTCTTTTACACCAGAGTAAGCATATTTCTTTTTCACCTCTAATGGTAGTTGGAAAAACTCTTCCATAAGTTTCTCCCAATCTTGGAATTCTGATAACCATTCATTATAGACATTAGTAAAGACAGCAAAACCACAAGTGGTATAGGCTTTATACATTTCTTCAATACAATCATCATTCCATCTAAAGTCTATAATTGGTATCATTTATTTTCTGGTTTGAAAATTGGCAGTTTTTCTAAAAAAATTATATCACCCTTATCATATCCAGCCTCTTCTAATAAGACTGCCGCTTTACATATAATAGAACAATCAATTTTTTCTAACATTGCCTGAAGTCCTATCAAAGAACCACCTGTAGAAACTACATCATCAATAATACAAACGTTCTTTCCTTCTAATTTCTTAACATCACAACTATCAAGGACAAGTGTTTGTGCTCCTATAGTTGTAATAGATTGAACTTTTTCTATCATAGGATTATTCATATATCCCTTGATGCCTTTTCTTGCAATGACATAATCTTTTTTCAACCTTCTTGCAATGGTATGTACCAACGGTATTCCCTTTGCTTCTGGTGTACATAAAATGTCAATTCCATCTTTAGGAAAATCTGTATGAAGAATAATTGCTTCAGCACATTCTTCTATTAATTCTGTATCACCCAACATGACAAAGCTCGCAATAGCGAGCTCGTCATGAATTTTCACTTTGGGTAATTTACGTGTAAGTCCTGCAACATCTAATTCATAGAACTCATCCGCAAAAGGTTCTCCCCAAGCCATATTACACTCCTGTAAAGGCTAATTGTGTCAAAAACCCCGCAACCAATCCATAGAACGGATTAAACTTCATAGTTACAAAGGCGGTTGCACCAATTACCATTCCCATCGGGCCAAATCCATATGGTCCTGCGAAATCACCTGCTTGTGCAATCGCACCATTGATGTTTGTCATAAATGTTACAAAAACACCCAGTACAAAAAGAAAACCCGCAATGGATGCTCTATGTACATATTGTCCAATAACAGGAAGTAATTTAGTCAAAAGAATGACTGCCATAATTCCCATCATAATACAAGATGCCACTATCGGCATTGGTGCAGCCGCAGTACCAGAAATAATTGCTTCAACCGGGCCACCACCAAAGAAGGCAGAACCCATATCAGCCAAACTTGAATAAATTGCAAGATGGTCTATATTTGTATTAGTTCCTGCAATACTTCCAGTAATCTTACCGAATGAAATATTCGCACCAATATTCAAACAAGCAAGAGATAATGCGCCTAAGACAATGTTTCTATTTGTCCAAAACTTCCACTCAATATTTCCTGTAGTGAATTTTTCTCTTGAATGATCTACTGTAATTTCTTCTAACTCTACTCCCAATGAAGTTCTAAGTTCTGCATTGAATTTCAATAAAACATAAAATGCAGTAGAAAGTGCTACAGACGCAATAATTGTCCATGCCAAATCTTTTGTCCAAAACCAAACAGCCAAGGCACTAATCATAGAGACTATACCTGTCCATTTTTCTGAATTGAACAAATCTATTGCTACATTTGCAAGCATCAATCCAACTCCACACATCATAGATGTGACAACTACTGGTCCTATAAATTGAACAAGTGCCTCGTTCATTCCAAGTATTGATGGAATCAACAATAATGCGGCACCCCAAAATATGAGAGATAATCTCTCTTTCATAGTACTACCCAAAGTACCAGCGAGCGTAATCGTTTCTGCTTGAAACGAAATAGTTGCTACTGAAGCAAATGCCATTGAACCTAAAATACCAATAACAAATGCAATTGCGGTAGGAAATGCGGCGAACCCAAAGGATAAGGCTAAAATTCCTTGAGGTACACCATTAATTACAACCGCCATTGCGGTCAAAATACTTTCAAATAAGCCTTCCATATTACTACTCCTTATTTATTTTGAAGTTGTGAGGGCCATTATGTAGCCCCCACACACTTTTTTTAATTTAATTTACCATTCACACCTTCGACATAAAAATTCATAGTGTCAAGAGCGTGTCTTTTGATTTCACCGGCAGGAATTACTGTTCCATCTTGCTTAGTAACACCGGCGCTAAATGGAAAGAATCTATCCATCTTGTCATTTACCCAATCCATTTGGATATTCTCAACATGATTCACAACTTTGCCAGGCACGTTGACACCCCAAGGCGAAAGTCCTACACAATTTTCCTGTAAACCCCAATTTAACCGCTGACCTGGTTTCCACGTTCCATTTGCAACAGAGTCAGCTAGGTGTTTATACATAAGATTCCAGTTGAACATCATTCCTGTGATGTATCTATCTGGGCCGTTATTTCCCATAGGTGCATCATTACCCATACTCCACACTTCTTTACCATCACGTTTCCACGCTTGTTGTGCAAGAGCAACTACACTAGGAGAATCGGTTGTAGTAAACAAAACATCATTGTTATCATCAAGAAGTGCTTTGGCTGCATCCATATCTTTAGGTGGATCGAACCAACTATTAATCCACACAATATTAACTTCTGCTTTTGGATTAACTGACCTTGCACCAAGTATGAGGGCATTAATGTTACGAATGATTTCTGGAATTGGATGTGAACCAACTACACCAATCTTATTAGTTTTTGTCATCAATCCTGCAGCAACACCAGAAAGGTATCGTGCTTGATAACTCATACAACCATAATTATCAAAGTTAGTATCATTACCTTTGTAACCTGTAGCATGCATGAAAATTGTGTCAGGATTTTTCTTTGCAGCTTTATCCATTCCATCCATATAACCGAATGAGGTTGCAAATACAATATCGTGTTTTCGTGCGAGTTTTTGGAATATTTTTTGTGACTCTGCTTCAGGCACCATTTCAACCATCGATACTTTATAACCATGTTTTGTTAATGATTGAAATCCATCATGATGTCTCATTGACCATCCACCATCGGTATGTGGTCCCACTAGAACATATCCAATTGAAGGTAATTTCTTACCAACTGTAACCATACTAAAAGCTGCAAACATTGCAACTACTGCCACTAGGGCAATTATTTTCTTCATCTTAACTCCTTCCGAGTTAAATTGTTAAACGGGAACATTCCACCAATGCTCCCAGGGAAAATGAATCCAGATATCTTCTGAATCCTTCGCACATTCCTGTGCATAATAATGAGGTTCAAAATTACACTCATTATTCCACCAAAGAACAGCAAACCGGACATCTACACCGTTTGCTCTCTCTGTAATAAAAGTTTTAATTTTATGAAAAGTTTCACCAGAGTCACACACATCATCAACAATTAAAACACGTTTATCAGTTTTTCTTGGTAAATAATCTTCCCATTCTGGAAAATCTCTTAATGCTGCTTTAATTGGTTTGAAAGGTTTTTGTAACCAATGACTCATCATGACTCCTGGTAAGAGTCCTCCCCTTGATATACCTACTATAACATCAGGGTCGAATTTTGCGAGAACAATCTCTCTACAAAGAGTGTTCACATCTCTTCGCATTTCTTTCCAATCATACCATTTTTTAATCATGAATATACCTCAAAGAGCCTTCCGCTCCCAATAATTTTATTTAGTAGTTATTAAAATTGTTCCTCTTCTGTTGAACCTTTAATCGCACTAAGATCTGAACTTCCTGTACATAATTGTCCAATCTGATCAAAATAACTAGCACCAACCTCCCGTTGATGTTTGACTGCTGTAAATCCTCTTTCTTGTGCTGCAAATTCCTTTTCTTGAAGTTCAACAAAACCAGACATACCAGTATCCCTATACTTTTCAGACAGTTCAAACATACCATAATTCAAAGAATGAAATCCTGCTAGAGTTATGAATTGATATTTTACATCCAGATCTCCTAGTTCATCTTTGAAAGTTCTAATCTCTTTATCACTCAATTTTGCTTTCCAGTTGAATGATGGTGAACAGTTGTATGCAAATAACATATTTGGATATATTGATCTAATATCTTGTACAAATTCTCTACATTCTCCAATGTCAGGGTTTCCTGTTTCCATCCATAACAGATCACAATATTCTCCATACGCCAAACCTCTTGCTACCGCTTGATCCATTCCAGCTTTTGTTCTGAAAAATCCTTCTTCAGTTCTTTCACCCGTCATAAATTTACGATCTTGTCCGTCACTATCAGTCTGTAACAATGCACCAGATAGAGCATCAGTTCTTGCAATAATTACAGTTGGTACATCCATAATGTCTGCGGCTAATCTTGAGGCTATAAGTTTGTTAATCATATCTTGAGTAGGAACTAAAACCTTTCCTCCCATGTGCCCACACTTTTTAGCAGATGATAGTTGGTCCTCTAAATGTATCCCTGATGCACCAGCCTCAATTAATGCTTTTACTAATTCATGTGTATTGAGAACTCCACCAAATCCTGACTCCGCATCAGCTACAATTGGAAGAAAATAATCTATCCATTTGTGATGTAATGGTGTCTTATCTTCCATTCTTTGGATTTGATCCGCACGTTGAAATGTATTGTTGATTCTTTTGACTATTGTGGGAACACTGCTGACTGCATATAATGATTGATCAGGATACATTTGTAGACTATCATTCGCATCACCAGCGACTTGCCATCCAGAAAGATATACTGAATCGAGTCCTGCCTTTGCCTGTTGCATTGCCTGATTGCCTGTCAATGCACCCAATGCACTAACGTATTTTTTAGTATGTAATATGTCCCAGAGCTTTTCTGATCCAATTTTTGCGAGCGTATATTCTATCTTCAAGGAACCGCTTAATGATTTGACTTCACTGTGAGAATAAGGTCGTGTTACATGTTTAAAGCGGTCACGATTCCACCATTTCATTTTATCCATATTGATATGCTCTTTCTTTGGTGAGGGTTTACAATGATATGTATAAGATTAGGATTTTTGAAGTTTGACATGTTTATTTATCTCCAATAATGAGGGCTATCGTGTTCTGGTACTCTTTCCCAATCATGATAAGGATTTGACGTCTCTTTATCAAGTCCTCCCTGTTCTGGATCTAAAAACTGTTTTTTATATCTCCATTCTAAATAATCTGCTGAACTTATAGGGTCATGTTTAGCTGGCTCATCTGTCAAATTTTCAATCATTGTGTTTCTTGCTGGGCCTATAAAATGTGCTATTGTATATCTTGATCTATTCATTGATTTATTGACTACTCTATGTGGAATGGATTTTAATAAATCATTTGTCCACCTTTGAAACATGTCTGCTACCATAACAGTAATAGAATTTTCTACTACAGGAACATCAACCCATTCATCTTTATAATAAATTTGTAATCCCTCACAGTCATCATTATATAATAGTGTCATTGTATCGAAATCAGAATGCTCTCCACATCTTAATTGATTTTCCTTTATGGGAATGTCCCACCCAGGGTAATGAATAAACCTCATACCATTTATTGCATTTAAATGCTTTTCAACAAAGTGTCCTTTAGGAATTTTTAGAATACTTTCAAATCTATAGAGTATTTCATGGACAATGAGTGTACTGATTCTATAAATTTTATCAGCATATTCTTTAAATCCTTCCACCTCTTTCGGCCAATACTGTTCTGGCATCTTACTTATATCAACGAAATTAAAGGTTTCTTTCATATCCCCAGGATTATCTATAACTAATTTTTCTTGTTCTGGCCAAATATATCCAATATTTTTAAAGTTTAATATTTGGGAATATTTCTTCTTAGTTTTCATAGGAAGAGCAAAAAATTCTTGTGTCTTTTCATGCAAAGCATCGAAATCAGGTTTCCAACCCACCAGGTTTCCTGTAAAAATAGCTACACCAGTTGTGGTAAATGCGTTATACATTTTTTCTTCAACGTCTGGGTCATAGAAGTTAATTATTGGTATAGTCATACTGCTGGATATTGTATATGTTTGTCTCTGGATATAGTAAACGTTCTTTCAGGATCTCCCACAAATTTCCATTCTATGGGATTTTCAAAATCTCCCTTTTCAAATTTAAGGTCATACATTCCCCACCTTTCCTTTATATATTTTAGATCTTCTTCAGTTCTTTCACCATCATTGATTTTAAGATAGGTGACGCACTCTTCATAAAAGAAATTCTTCCATTTTGCCGGTACATCAAACATGAGATTTTTTGAGGTTTCTTTAAAGTTATAAGACATATTTGAATAGTTTTTTTAAACTGCGTTTGTTCACAAAAGTCGTAATAGATCTTCTTTGTTTGTTGGGTCCTTCTACGCGGTGGACAACATCACCAGAGAATAGAACAACTCTATCTTTATAATTTTCAAAAGGTTTTCCATCTAATATCAACCCTCCCCCATCACAACAATTAATAGTAAATACTGTATTGTCAGTATGTTCATTCATCCCCCCTCGACTTGTTTTCTTCTTTGGTGGAGTATAATTGATTATATGGGAATCCAGTTCATATTTTTTAAATATATGAAACAGTTTACTTCCAAATCTATATTTATATTCCCATCTCAATAGTTCTTTGATGATAACATTTAATGAAAGATGGTGTTTATGTAATAATTCTATTAATTTATTATCAGATATCACATTCTCTACTCGCATTTTATGAATATTAGAATATATTTTTAAATAATGAAATTTATTTGAGAATTGATTATAATGTTCTCTTATTAAATCCTTTTCTTCAAATTTGATATGATCAAAGACATCATCAAATGTTTTTCTTATTTCATCAGTTTTATTAAATTCTATAATTTTCATATATTCTCATTCTAAAAAACGTTTTCCCCTTTACACCATCTTTCCAGTAATTTGCACCACTATGTACACAATATGGACTAAATGAAAGTAGGTCACCTGGATGGTAATTGAAATATTGATCAATATCCAATCCTTTCAACCAATTTTTATCTCTGATAACAATATGACAGAAATCATCACCAAAATCTTTTGGAAAACATGTGAGATCATTATGGTGTTTTAATGGTACTCCATAACAATCTCTCCATTCCATGTTTGAATAACCCTTTCCAAAAAATTTTTTAAACTTCCATTTATCCACGAATTTTGGTAAAAGACTAAACTTTTCTCTACTTCCAATTATATGCCATTCAGCCCCATTCTCCCAATCTGTAACCACATGCTGTTTAAATATTACAGTTCCTGCCCATTTATAAAAAGTATTCTCACAGTTAACATTTATAGGTACAAGAAATTGTCTAACAGGATAATTATCATGACGTATTTGCCCATCAATATGTGGTGCTGTTGGTGCATCATTATATAAGAGTTCTCCCCACAATTGTTCATACTTTAATTTGGGATACAATTTCTTTAATCCTTTCCACAAAAAAGGCTTATACTTTTTATAAAAAGAACTATTCCAATTTAGAGTTCTTCCAGCATAATCCTTTCCTTGAGTGCGAAATCCATTATCAGTATAATCATTCCAAATCTTTGAAATTTCATACTTATCAAAAAAAGATTCATAGAGTTCTGGCGGTTTCCAATGTGAGAAAAAATCATCCGTTTTATGATATACAAGTTCTTCTGCGCTTGGTGTCATTTTTTATTTTTTGTTGGTCTGATAGAGAATTTATCAACACCCCATTGTGCATCTCTTCCCCTATCCACTATTTCAATGTTGGGTCTTTTAGATTGAGTCTTTTTTGTTTCACGAGTCTTTTGTTTATCATCTGTCATCTCCTCATTATACTTTGGTCTACCCCAAGGCGGTCTATATGTAACATTATTGTCTCTTGCTTTGGATTTGTCTTTCTTCTTCTCTTCCAGTTCATCCTCAGAAATTAATTGTTCAACAAAAATCCCAACAACAACAATTCCATCTTTAATTATATCATTGTAGGTATAAAATCTTTCATCACCAAAAGATAATACTCCAGCATTAAATAATTTAAATTCTTCATGTGGTTCATAATACATTATTGAATTAGTTGAAGCCATTAAATTAAATATTGAACCCTGCCTCTCATTTCCAAGTAAAAATTTATATCTATTTTTAGGAAAATAATAAATTTCAAAACAGATTGTAACCTCATCCTCATTTATATTATTTTCCCTTCCATAAGTTTTTAATACATCTTGAATAGAATTTACATAATCATAAAATGGGGTCAAATCAATAGAATCTTCTTCAACGTCATTTTCTAATGGTCCCAATGAATAAAAAAATGTCACATTCTCGCTGCCTTTTACTATTTGTTCAAAGAAAGACACAATTCTTGAAGAATCCATCTGAATACATCTAACAAGTGTAGAAGAACTATCCGGTATAATACCAAGTTCATGATGAATTTGGAATTTTTGTGCTGAATGTTCAAATGACTTATATGGTTCTTTAAAAAAAGAATCATCTCTGAGAATAATTTTTGAATATTCTGTTAATGCTTTTAAATGTGCTTTTTGGTCTTCTGTAAATTTAAAATATTTAAAATTCATTTCTCTCCAACAATTCTAATAAAATATGGTCTTGGATCTTTAAGTGTTCCCTTAATTTTATTTATCAATCCGCGTCTAATTATTTTAGGTCTGCAAGATTCTGAAAGAATTATTTTAAATCCAGTTCTTTCAAATTTCTCTTTTGCTGACGAAGCACATTGTTTCCACCAATAGGGGTAATTCCCAGGATGCATTCCAGATAAAAATTTACATATTTCTGGTTCATACAAATTTCTCATATCCCAAAAATAATGATAAAATTTCCCACCCGGCTTTAACACTCTATAAGTTTCTTTCAGCCAAACTTCTGACCTTTTCCCCAACCAATGTAATACTCCAAATGAGGTAATACAGTCAAATTCATCATTTGATAATGTTTTCCATAATTTAATATCTTCTAAATTTCCAATAATATCTACATTTGGGAATTTTTGATTATCAATTCCCACTATATTTTCAGTCATTAAATCTTTTTTATAGGGCATGTCGCCACACCCCATATCCAAATGTTTTCCAGAGGGCATTACAAATCTTCCACCCTCCCATGTTATAACTCCATTACATATTAAAGTATCTTCCAATTCCAGATGGCTTGAATTATTCAAGCTGATGCCACATCTTGGAAGATGGTTGGTGGGAAGCTGACCAATAAAGTATCTTCCAATACCAGATGGCTCGAATTCAAATCCTTCATATACCTTCTTTTTTATATAATTTCCATAATATTCTGGCCAGTTTTTATTAATCTTTTTTCTAAAAGCTTTTCGATGTTTATCAATTTCTTGCCAGTAAGGAGAATCTACTCTATTTGATAATCCATAAAAACTTTCAATAAAAAGAACATGTTGGTCAACCATCCGTCTATAATTTTTATTATAATGTTCAACAAAATACTTATCAATTGTAAATTGAAATGATTTTAACATCTCTTTAAATAACCAACAAGAATATACAACTAATAATAATGTTGTAGCTTCTAGTGGTTCTATGAATACTGATGATGTTCCAATTTTTAAGCTTTGTGAGGTACATGCATCAGTATTATATCTCGTAGCAAAAGGAACCGTCAAAGTCTTCTTTAATCCATAAGTTTTTAATAACTGTTCTTTAATCTCTTCTTCAGTATTATATCTAGAACAAAAGACTCTACCAACTCCTACCTTATTTTGTAGAGGGATTTCCCAAGCCCATCCATTATCTTTTGCGATGGTTCTTGTATAATATCTTCCTTTAGTATCTCCAAAATGTTCGACATGTCCGGCGATTGCCGTATCATTAATAATTAATGGAGAAATGTTTCCTCCCTCTAATCCTTTAAATCCTCTACAATCTATAACAAATTCAGAAGTATCATCAAAATCAAAATGCTTATCAATCAATTTGATTCCCATTTCTTCACATTTTTCGATTAATATGGGTTG